ATTTGGTGTAAAGTGTTCGCTTGTGCTATCATCAAAGTCTGGGTCAACACCTAATTGTGAGTTTGCTCTTAATGATGTACCATCATCTACTGTTCCTAATCTTCTACCAAATATAGTAGAGAATAAAGTATTGATAATACCAAATATTGGACTTTCTGAAAGGCCTGATATGATACCTTCAACTGGTTGTGAAATTTGAGCACTAATTCTACTTTCAATGTTAACTTGACCAGTAAAATAAAAACCTGCTGTGTGCATAGTTGATTTAAAACTATCTCGCCAGTCATTTATGGCACGACCTACTTTTAACACATAAGAAAAATCTTGATAGTATAAACTATCTTGTATTCTCATAGCGTCATCTGAAATATGACCATCTTCATTTACAAATGTTCCGTTAGTATCTGCGACAGCAGTTACAGTTGTTGTTGCTGTTGATTGTTGAACTCTTGCTATAGTAGCAGTAGCACCGTTAGCTAATGTAATTATTCTACCTACTTGAAAAGTACCTGATGGCGCTTTAAATTTTAAAATTTGTAAATTAGAATCAAAAGATGTTGAAGTCGCTGTTATAGTTGTACTTGAACTATCTAATGAAGTCATACCTTGGTCTGCAACAAAAGAACCTGATATATCTTTTAGTATCATTGAACCTGGTATATCTAAAGTTGGTGGGCTAGGTGATTGATGATACTCTGCACCAGGCTCAACTATTTTTAAACCTAAAACTCTACCAATATTTGTACCATTTGCTAAAACTTTTGCGCCATCACCAGCGGAACTTGTTATTGTAATTGTAGGTAAAGTTGTATAGTTTGAACCTGCATTTATAATTCTTATATCTGTAATATCATTTGAACCTGTACCTGATTCTTGTACAATTTTATCTCCTGTATATGGGTCACCTCTTACTGTTTCATCTTCTAATACAATATGGTCATCCGTTGTTGAAGTTGAATCTTCAGGTGTAATACCGCCATTTACAACTGATACAGCTGCTGAAGCGTTACCACCATTTGTATTTGCATTATTAAAAACTAAGTTATCGCCTATTTCATAATTTGTACCTGCGTCATCAATAATAAAATCTGTAAGACCACCATTACCAATTGCATTAACTTGAATTATAGAACCTGTGCCACCACCTGTAACTGGTACACTATCATTTTCTGCTGATAAAAATCCGTCATTTGTAATTGATATTGTTCCTGGTATACCAGAGGTAGTTGCCTTTATAAAACTTTCTGCGTTATCTGAACCTGTGCCTCTTACTTCTTCGCCTGTAGCAAATGTGCCTGTAATACTATCTGCACCTAAAACAAATTCAGTTATTTCATTTGCACCTATTTGGAACTTTCTAACAGATTCAACAACAGCAGTTGCACCTGAAGTTTGGCCTGTTATTGTTCTACCTACTAAATCTGAAGTTTCACCTGCTGTAGCAATTGCTCTTAATATTTTATTTGTTGTCCATTTACCATCAGATATTCGCAACATATTTTCTCTAGGGTAAATAGTTTCTGAAGGCAAACCAAATAACATTCTAAAAAATATTTCATGTCCTCTACTTGTACCTTTTGCTCTATAAACAGATTTTATATTTTTAATTAATTTTCTTTTACTAACTGACTCGTCTAAATTTTCTGGTATTGTATTTAAAAATTCGTTTCTAAACTTTGTTAAGAAGTTTGATATAACTTTATCGGGGTCCCTAAAATTTAATAAGTCTTGAATATTATTTACAGGATTAGGTCTATAATTACTTAACACACCACTTGCATTTGAACTAGCGCCTAATATAGTTTCATTGTCTAAAAATTTATCATTAGCAGATATGTAAAGTTTACCATTTTCTAAATCTTCTTTTAAAATAGTAGCTGTTGCTTTTGATGTTTGTCCTGTAATTGTTTCACCTCTAGTAAATTTACCATATGTAGAACTTTCTAAAATAACTTTATCACCAGAATCTAATTGTGTTCTATCTGTATCTAACCTTGAAGCGTCTAGTAATAAGACATCTGTATTTGTATTAATTTCTGACTCTAATCTTAGACCGTCAGTTGTTTGAATACTTGTAACCGACACCTCTGCCGATTCCATAAATGTATAATATGATTTTAAAAATTCTAAAAATTTAGGGTGGTCAGCAAGTACAAATTCTGGTACTTGACTACTAATGAGTGTTGAAATTTTATCAGTAAATTTTGCCATCTGACAAACCCTTAATAACTACTACCAGAACTACCAGTATAACTTGTTGAAGTTGTGTAACCTACTCCTGCTTCGGAAGAACCACCAACAAATGTATCTGCCTCTACCGTGATTGTTGAATTAGCTGTATCTATATTTAATATTTGGTCTCTTACAGGAACAATATCATTTGAACTTGGTGTAACTGTCAATTCAATAACACTTGAAGCTGCACCTCTAATATTTTCCACTACTGATACATTTAAAGAATTAATTGTTACTTGACCAGTTGAATATGTAATTGTACCTTGAGCATTGTTAGCATAAACTCTAGTTGAACCTGATAAACTATATCGTCTAACAGCACCTTGACCATCATCATCTAAAAAGTATATTGTATCTGCGTCACCATCTATTTTAAAACCTGTTGAACTTAAAATACCACCTGCACTTGAATTGTGTCCTGAGTGTGGATTATATAATGCGTTTCTAAAATAAACATCATACTTAGATGATGTTCCTATAAGTGGTGTAAAATCTTTTCTAATTTTTAATGTTGTAATATTTGATACAATACTTGTATCTGTATTATCAATTAGTCCTACTATTTTTGAATATCTAAAAACACCATCAAATTGATTTAGTGTATTTGTATTATAGTTTGTAAGGGTTGTTATAATATCAGATTTTAAAGTATCTGAAGTTTTTGTTGTTGTAGCTGCATTATATTTTACATTTGAAGTTAATAAAATATTTGTAGTTTCCGGGTCAACTATTTCTGGTCTTACAGATACAACATTGTATTTTCTTAATTGTGTTTTAATACTTTCTTTTGTAGTGGTTGTTAATGTTGAACCTGATATTGGTTTAATTGCAATCTTGACAACACCATATTGTGGTGTTTCATCATCTTCACCACCCCATGCACTAACCGATTGAGCATTAGGATAAACTGACTTAACAATTGTTTCATAATCTTTTGAAGTAACTGCTCTGTCTTGTGCTGTATATTGCAATGGTGCATTATATCTAATTGATTCTTTAGTTTGTGCCTCTGAACCATTAGCTGCATTTGTATTTGTAGTTAATGTTACATCTGAAAAACCACCAACATCTCCTGATAATGTAAATGAACTTGCGCCATTTGATTCTGTTTTATTTGTAACAATGTATTCTAAATTTATTATATTACCATCTATTGGTTTTTTACCTAAAATGCCATCACCAAAATATATTTCAAAACGACCATTTTCACCTTCTTGTAAAAAATAAACTTTAGATGTATTATTTAATTCTGATAAACTAGTTGCTAATGAATAAACCTCAGTTGTTGTATCACTTGCTGAAGTTTGAATAGAAACTTTTAAAGTTGATGTATCTGCATTATCACTTGGTATTACAAATTTTTGGTCAACATCATTTGAGTCAACTGTATATTTAAATGTAACAAGTGTGCCTTCGTAAATATCAACACTTGAAAAATTATAAACACCGGCAGTCGGTTGAATTGTATATGATTGATTAGTTACAAACTGATAAGAAGTATTATCAACTTGTGTTGTAAAAACTGTTCCTTTAGCCATAGTAATTGATGTTGTTGTAGAGGGTACATTATTTACTCTGACTGCTAAATTTGCTATAGGCGCTCTAGGTGAGTTTGGTGTATAACCTAACATTTTAGCTAACGATACTATATTTTTTCTTATATCAGCAGAATCTAAATACATTTCATTTGCTAACATATTAGCATTGAAACCTAGATAGTGTGTATTGTAAGCTAGTAAGTCTATTAGAACGGCAAAACCTGAACCTTCAAAATCATAATCTTGAAACTCTGATTGACCTTGTAAAAAAGTTTTTAAATTTGTTTTTATATTATCAAAGTCTAATTCTGAAACTGTTAATTTGTTTGACGCCATTTATCTACCTAATTCTTTGTAGTGTTGTTGTAACAGAAACAGGATTTGGTAAATTTAAAGTATAAAAATTTACAGTTACATCTATTGCGTTTCTGTCCATTTGTTCATTAACATTGATACTAGATAATCTTGCTCTAGGTTCAAAGTTAATTAAAACTTCTTGTATTTTTCTTTTTATAAAAATACCTGTTAGTGGTGTATAATTTTCAAATAGTAAATCTCTAACACCACAACCTAATTCAGGATGAAAAGGTCTCTCATAAAAATTTGTGTTAATTAAATTTCTAACACTTCTTTTAATTGCGTCAACATCTTCTATTTTAACTAAATCATTAGTTACAGGATGTCTAGCAAAATCTAAATTAAGGTCTTTATAAGTCCTTACAGATTTTTTACTTTTATTAGTAGATGAAGCGTCATAATTTGCCATAACGGTAATATTTATACGAGTTTTATTAATTAACCTGAGAAAACATTAGGAGAACCTGCCGCCACGCTGGTGCAACCAGATATACCGTCACCAACTCTACCAATACCTTTACCGTTTACTCTAACAGTTGATGAACCTGAGGCTATTGGAGCTGCATGAACAGGACAAGGCACACCTGGTAATAAATGAGATGTATTATTATCACCTTGTCTTGAAACTGCTATACTATTTGCAAATACATTTGGCGAACCTGCAGCTCTTGTCATTCCTGAACAATGAGCCACATCTGCGTCACCTATTCTAGTTACCGCTGGCACGATTTAATAACTCCTGTAAATAAGATTGATACTTTTCAATTTCTTCATGTTGTTCACTTGTATGAGGCGGTTCTGGATAATCAGGCTCAAAAGATATTACATGATTAAAACTAGATGGTATATCATCATAGTTTGTAAACTTCAATCTTTGTTTATCTTTTAAAACAACAAACTTACCAGTTAACATTATCTGCCTCTAGCTAATTTTAATGCTTCTCGTCTTCTTTCTTGAACTAACGCTTGTTTTACTTTTCTACCAATTGGTATTAAAATACCATGACACATTTGTTTGCCTTTTTTACTGATATATTCAACACTTATCATTCTATCTTTAAAATCAGACTGAACTGACATAATTGCTTTCTTTAAACTAAGCGCTTCTTTTTCTTTTTCGTCACCTGCTTCATTCCAAAACTTAAATATTCTCATTTTTGCCATAAACTACTAATCCTTACAACTTTCACATCTACATTCTTTGCAACATTCTATTTGTATGTCTTTATTATCGCCATCTTTGTAAGTTTGTAAACATTTTTCGTTACAATGACTTAAATGGCCGCAATTTGCACAATGGGACATGATTTTTTCCTTTTTCTACTATTTATCAAAAATTACAGCGAGCTTTCATCTGCTGTAAATTGATTCTTTTCATGTCATCCATAGAATCCATCGCTGATTCGCTAATTTTTTCATAATCAGGCGACCATTTACACTCGAATCGCTCATTTTTTGTTGAAAAATTGCAAGAATTGATGAAAAAGAACAAACATAGAACAAAAAAAGTTAAAAAGTGTTGATTTTTCACGCTTTTTTGAGTAATTTTTTTCATTTTTTACGCTTTTTTTGCTTGCTTTCTATATTTAGTTATGGTATAGTATACCTATGATTACGAAAGGAAACACTATGAATACTTTTTTTAGTATTACGACTATTCTAGCAGCTATTATGGCTGTTGGTTCAATTGAAGATTGTGGTGGTCATTGTTTAGGCAATGATAACTGGACAATGTTCTTTATTTGCTTGACAATTACCATAATTTCTGGTATAATGACTATATTAACACTTAACAAAGGACAATAACTATGATAAAAGTAGAAAAAACAGCAAAGACACTAGACGAAGGAATTAAAAACCTA